TGTTCAACCAAGTCGCTCGACGGAATGTCGCACTGCGTTGGATCGGGATTTGGGCTCGATCCAAAGAACCAACTAAACAAGCAAAGACCAATCACGGCAAACATCCCTTTTTCTCCGTTGCTGAGGTTCATCCCAATGGCCTCGACTGCATCCAAGATACTTTGCGTGGCCCCGGCGTTGATAGATCCGACACGCCGACAATCGATGTCCATTGATGCCGACAGAGAGCATCTATTACCGATGGGGCGATTTCAGTCCAAGAATCGCTATGGCTGTTGAGTCTCCAAGTGTAGTTCCGGCCCTTGCTGTCTTTGCGTTTTGAGTAGCCTGCAAAGCAATACGCATGGCCCCCGCCGTTAACCATCGAGATTGATTCTAGAACACCGTTTCGACTGTATAGCGACTGGTTCCACAATGATCCGACGTAACATACGCCAACACCTGATGCCATGTAATTCTTGATGGCATCGTATGATTCCAACCAAGTGCTAGACCTGATTCGAAACGGACTTGCCTTCATTCGCATATCATCCGTAATCAACGTCCGCGCATTCGATGGGTATGGAGTGCGATACTCAAGATGCCTCAACTCAAGATAACCGACTTCCTTGCTGATCTTGAGTCCGCTGTTGATTGTAGATCCAGCATCGCTACCCAAGAGACCATCGAGACGTTGAGCCTCAAGATAACTGAACAATGGCGATAGTTGCCTATCGTTGCTCATCGAGCCTGTATGCAATGCCCAAAGACCTTCGCCGCAATTCGTGTTACCAAATCCACCGCAGGAGCCCATGTTGCCTTGGTTGTCATGGCGTATCAACTTACGAAAATCGATTTCTTCAGGTGATTCGTAGTCGCTGACAGTAAAGCCGACTTCGATTGACTGCGATACTATCGCGTCTCGGTTCTCGATGGTTGGATCGTAGCCTGTGAAAAATTCACTCATCCCAAAACACCCTCTTGGTAAGAGTCTTGATGGCATCGATGGCGATTGTAGCAGCACTATCGAAAATCAGCGTAAGCACCAACGCGCCGAAGCATACTCCAGAAGCAATCGCAAAAGCCGACAAGATGTTTACCATGCTTGAGCGATCTCCCGATTGATCTTGGCGATCTCTGATTCCTTGCCGGCGAAGCTTGCAGGCAGATCGAGTTTGTCAATGGCTTCGTAGACTTTGTTCAATGCGTCTTTTTGCTTAGCCCCTGCGTTATCGGCGATAAACTTAGTCCATTGCTCCTGATCCTTGATCTCGCCCGATTCGATCTTTGAAGCCGCCTCCAAGAAAGCTTGCTTGTAGGCTGATCGGATGCTTGGCAACGTCTGAGAGACGACCGCTTTGAGCTCCTTCGGCTGTGGCTTATCCGATGGTTGCTGATTTCGCAACATCGCAAAAACCGCCAACGCCGCAACGATCCAAGGCAACCAGTTTTCTTTTTTCTTTTCGTCAGCCATCATCCATCCTTGTGTATCGCCCGTCTCGCTCCGACTAACCCGCTCGTAAGGAATTGAAGGTTAGTAGGTAGTCGTTGCGATCTGGGCTTAGTCTTGGTCGTCGTCGCTGACCGTCATGTCGAAGGGCTCGCCAACGGCAACATCCTCCGAAGGATTCTCGACCTTCTGCGATTGCCACCATAGCCAAAGCTTCAACGCGATCTGGATCAGCAGAAGTAGCGTTGCCGGATCGATGCCGACTAACTCAGGATGCGAGCCGAAAAGCAACTTTCCAGCTTCCTCATCGCCGTCGATGGTCTTTGCAACGAGGTCGGCCACGGTTGGATCCGATCGACGAGCGATCCAGATTTCACGAGCCGCCCGACGTGCCTTGATCCTGTCAGCAAATTTTACGCGATTCACTTTGCCACCTCATCAGGCTTAGGCAATGGACGAACAGAATCGCCAACGATCCAAGCACCAACAACCCAAACGAGTTGCTGAATCTGATCCTCGGTCAACGGGGTCTTGTCCTTGAGAACGACGACAGCAATCGTAGCCGCCGCCGCCCAAAATCGCTTCGATTTGAGTAAATCACCGATGTTCATAATTTCTGCTCCTTTCCCGCATTTTAGGCTTGACCCGCTGAAATTGCAAGCAACGGCCCTAATTTCGTTTTGGACGCGTCTTTTTTTTCTTGGCTACTTTCGTCCGTGGTTGCCTCTTCCGCTCCATATTGAGCCCAAGGAGAGCGTTTAGAGCGTCAAAAATCAATCGGCTTTTGGTAGTCTTTCGCTCGATTGCTGCGCGATCGATAACGTCCCAAAAGTCCGGCGGTTGGCTGATGTTTTTTCGTTGGGTCATGAACTAGACTCCCGTTTCCGTGATTAAAATTTCCGTACCAACATTGTCGTTTGGCCCGACATGCCACTTTTCTACTATCAGGCTGTAGACCTGTCCGTCGTCGATGTAGGCAACTCCGTTGAGAGAATCGAGGATGCCCTTGGCCACGTTGTCGATGTCCGGCCTGCTCATCTTAGGCTCGCGAGCCGTTCGACGTATCTTGCTATGGCCTTTCGGCCTTGAGTACCAGCAAACAATCTCGATTGACAATGGCCCTGTCAAGCATCGATTGATCGAAGATTTCCAAGCTAACTGGACAGCCTGTTTGAAAGCATGTATTGGATGCCCACGCTCGACGAACGCTCTAGCGAATCCGCCATACGTCGAAACCTTTGGCCGTGGTTGCGCCACCGGTTCGCCTGGGATGAAAATTCTCACTTTGTTTCCTCCTCTTGAATCAATCGATCGAGATACCACCGAGCCTTTTTAAGATCCTCAATGCCGCCTTGCTTGTAGTGCGATGGGTTGACCGGCTCGCTTTGCTTTTCTTTGCAGGGCTCGCTTGCTGGTTTCAAGTATTTTTCGCGAAACACCAAGAATCCACACTTACTAAGATTATAAAGAGCATCGTCATTCTTTGTAGGGATGGATAAGGCTCTAACTTCAACAATCATTCCGATGTACCGATCCATCCTTTCGTCCCATCGCCTTCGTAACTCAGTAGGCTCTTTCGGCCCTACAATCTCGACCCAATCGCCGATCTTGTATTTTGCTTCAACGGAACCGCTTTCAGTTGTTGAGCAATCCTTAATAACTGGCTCTGGCTTTGGCTGAGTTGCCCAAATCGCTTTTAAGGTTCGCTCTGCTATCTTCTGCGCTTCGGTTAACTCTCTATTTGTAGGTTGCTCAACCGCTTCGGGCTCGACGGGCTTGCAGTCTTCGTCGCGAACCCACCATGATTTATCCGCACTTCCGCAAACAAGTACAGATTTATTCTTGACTTCCAGTACTAGGCACCACACCCAAACCTTATCGCCTCGTTTCATTTTGCCACCATCCTTGCCGGATGTCCCTTCGCTGTTAGTTTCGTTATCCACTTTCGTTGCTCCTTGTTCGATTGCTTGAGGATCTTAATTCGCTGACGCAACCAAAACACTTGGTTGCGAAGTCGCTCGATCTTTTGACGATCGGTCATTAGAACACCTTCGATGGTTCGCTTGGTTCTTCAATGCCATGCTTGGCTCTTTGTTTCGCAACAACATGCTCAAGTGCTTGGAGTTGATATTGCTCGAAATAGAAATTCTCCATCATCATCATTTCGATCGCTTGAGTGAAGGCCATCCGAGCCGTTGTGTCGTAATCCAAATTGTTGTGATCCAACCCTGCCAGAGCCGCTTCTGCGTACCTTCTGAACTGCGCTCGCTCGTCAGCTCTATTGTTATCGCTACCAGTCATTGAACTGCCCATTTCTTTCTTCACTTGAGTAAACTGCACCGCGACGCATCTTGAGATCGCAACTAGCAATCTCGCCGTCTCGGAACTTCGCTATCAAAACTTTCAAATCTTCCGACGCTCGATCATCTCGATGGAGCAAAAGAACAACGTCTGAATCATCCTCGATGGAACCGGATTCCTTTAGGTCGCTAAGCTTTGGCGGTTCACCTTCTGCCGCTCGACCGACTTGAGCCAAAACAACTATCGGGATGTTTAGCTGCTTGCTGATCCTTGCAAGTTCGTTTGAAACGTGGCCCACTTGCAACCGCCTATCATAGATGCCCTTCGGAGCCTTTATCAACTGGATGTAGTCAATAACAACAAGCTTGCATCCTCGTCGAGCGATATCGGATCTAATCCTAGCTTCAATCGCTGCGATGCTTGCCCCTGGCCGATGCCAAAATTCCATCGGGCAAGCTTGAAAGTCGCTTGCGATCTTAAGCATTTCGGACAGTTGGCTGTCGGTATAGGTCAGCCTGTTGAGGTCTTTCGCATCAAGCGTTGTTCCTCGCAACATGAACCGCAACGCGAATTGACGGAAACTCATTTCCAGACTTATGAACAACGTAGGCTCGGCTCGATCCCTTGCCGGTCTCAAGGCGATCTCTGCACCTACTGCAGATTTACCGATTGACGGCCTTGCTCCGATGGTGATGTAGCCCGATGGCAAGCCACCGAAAAGCGATTCGTCGAGCGTTTTGAGTCCCGTAGGCATAACCGCAACGTGTCCCTGCTGTCGCTTGATCTCGCAATCCTCAAGGAAATCAGAC